CCCGCCGCGCCCGCCGCCCGGCGCTGCGCCTCGGCGATCCCGTCGATCGACTTCTCTAGCTGCGCGCCCCCGCTGGCGGCTTCGCTCGCGTCCAGGCGGACGACGGCGGAGAGATCGAGATCAGCCACGGCGTTTACTCCAAACGGATAGGGCCTCGGTTTCCATGACGCGGAGGTCGTTGAAAACGGTCGGGGTCAGCTCAACGCGGAGCATCCTAGCGGTTGGCTCGACGGCGTTATAGTCCAGGCCGAGACGAAAGGCCCCGGCCAAGCCAGCGCCGGCCCATCGCCATTGGGTCGCGAGCGCCATGAACAGGCCCACGGCGTCGCGCATATCAGGCCAAATGGGGACGGCCTCGTCGGGGCGGCGAGCCCCGAACTTGGCCGGATTTATGCCGAAGCGGGCGCAATCCCGTTCAAATTCGTCGAGGTCCCGGTCGCTTGCTCGTCCGCTCGCCCACCGGGTTGCGAGCCTTCGGAGTTTCCCTCCCGGACCTTCGCCTTGCCTTGGAAGGCCTCCAGATAGGCCAGCTCCAGCGCAAGCGCGAAATTGGGGACGCGGAGCATCTTCGCGAGGTTGTCGGAGTTGAAATCGAGCGGACGCCCGCCCGCCCGGACCTTCCGCCAGCCATGAACGACCCGCGTCGCGATCGCCATTTCGTCGAGCTTGGGAGTGCCCTCCTCCGGCTGGAAAAGGCGGCGGAATTCGTCGCGGTCGACGATCTCGACTTGGACCTCGACCTCATATTCGACCGAGACGGCGAGGCCGCTCTCGTCCTCCTGTTTCAACCCGCGGAACTTGACGGGAATCCAAACGAGAGGGCGATCGAGAAGGTCGAACATGAGGCCGAGGCTCCTTACTTGGTTGTGACGACGATCTCGTCGTTACCAGCAACCGGAAGCGCCGTCACGGGGAGCGTCATCATAAGCCGGCCCTGCTCCTCGGAAATCTCAATGTTCCCGGTAATCTGGAGCTTGGGCGTATTGACCTCGACGATATTCCCGGCCGCCGCGCCGTGAACGACGTTTGCGACCATAGTCGTGCCGGGCCGGGCCTTCGCGAAATAGTCCTTGGCCGTGAGGTCCGGGACTTGGGCGACGATCGAGCCGGTCCAAGGCCGATCGCGCATAATCACGCGATCCTGTACGCCGATAAGCGAACGGAACTGGAGATCGGCCCCGTTGCTCATTTCCCAAGAGCGGAGCGGGAGCGCGAAGCCGTCGAGCGTAAACGTCGTGTTTTCGGTCGAGGCGACGAGCGGGATCGCGTCAAAGCCCGTGATCGTCGCCGCGCCCGGAGCGGCTTGCTCGGCGAGCGTGGCCGGAGCGCGGCCGAGGAGCGAAAGGCTCCAGAGCGGGACCTCGTCGTCGACGATCGAGAACCCGAGCGTGGCGCGTGCGCCGATCGTCTTGAGGAGGAGGTCGTCCAAGTAGGCCCAATGGGTCCCGGAGACGGGGCTCGACGTCGGCGACTGTGAAACCGAGATCGCGCCGTTGACGACCGGAGCCCCAAAGCCGGCGATCTTGAGGAGCTGCGCCCATGCGGCCGGGGTTGCGGCCGTGGTGCCCGACCCGCGCCATTCCATATCGAACGACGCGCCGCGCTTGAAATTCGCGAGGGCGACGGGGTTCGCGCCGAGGAACGCCTTTTCAAGCGGCCGAATCTTCTGATCGGCGTCCATAAAGACGGGCCGATAATTGAGGACCTGGAGGGCGTTCGCGGCCGTGGTCGGCGCGGCGTCCGTCCCCTCGGTCGTCTCCTCCTTGTAGAGAATGACCTTCCGGTCCCATGCTTTTTCAGCTCCGCCCATGTCTTAACCCTCCTGCGTGTCGGCGGTGGCGCGAGCGGCTTCGATAAGCGCGACGCGGTCGTCGTTGTTGGTTGCGGTCGAGAGGTCGACCTTTTCGCCCTCCGCGATCTTTTCGAGGTCCGCCTTTTTCATGCTGGCGGAGACGGCGGGACGTTCGGCGGCCTCGGCCTCCCGGCGCTCGACTTCATAGGCCTCCTCGGCCTGGAGACGATCGCGCGTCTCGGCGATCAGCTCGGGGGAGACGAGGCCCTCCTCGTCCTTTTCCGCGCCGGCCTTCGCCAGCGCCTCGGCGCGGAGCCGTGAATTCAGGGGGAGGCCGCCCTCGGTCGAAAGGGCGACGCCCGTCTCGGCTTCGGTCGCGGGCGGGGACCAATCCCCGGCGGCGGCGTTGGGTGCTTTCATTTGCTCGGCTCCTTGAGGAAATCGGGGCCGAAGATAGGCGGGGCCGTTTCGCCCGATAAGGCCGAACGACTAGCCGCGGAGCTGATAGGACGTGCGGAACAGGCATTCGCCCCAAACGAGCCCGCCGCCCGTGCCCCGGATCAAATAGCGGTCATATTGAAAGGCCGTATCCGCGCCGCCGGGCGTCCAGGCCGTGAGGATGCCCCGGACCGCCTTCCGGACTTGCTCCGCCTCGTCGCTTTCATCGCCGGCCATGCGCTCGGCCGCCAGCGCGAACAGGACCGAGACGACGACCTCCACGCGTTGTTTCCAACCGCCGATCACGGTGTTTTTCTCGGCCGTCTCCGAAACCGTCGAGACGAACGCCGCCGGCGGGTTGAACGCGATCTCCTGCTCTAGGGCCTGTGTCGCCTTCTGGACGTCGAGGACCGTGAGGAAATAGCCGAGCGTCTGGACGCGATCGCGCACGCTCTCAAGGTCGACGCCGGAGGTCGCGAGGTTGGTCATTTGAACAGGCTCCTAAGATGCTCGCCCCAAAGCTCGACGACGTCGGCCTTGTCCTCGTCGTTGAAGCCGACGAACCGGCGGGGCGGGAGGTTAGTGATCCGGCCATGAGCGCGGACGTTGACGGTCGTCGGCGGGATCGGGACGCCGAAAGCGGAATTGATCGTCCGGGAATGCGCGAGGACGACCGTTTGGCGGTGCGACCCTTCGTGTAGAGCAATGACGACGCCGGGGGCCTTGTTCGCGTTGTCGACGCCGACCTCGACCTCGCCGGGGCGGACGACGTGACGGACCGAGGAGATAAGGTCGCCCTTGTCCTGTAACGTCTTGCCGCCTTGGCGGGCCGCGCGGCGACTCTTAGGCCACGGGACGCCGTTCGGGTCGCGCTCCTCGTCGAACCGCCGGAGGACGGCCGCCTCGCCCACGCTCCCGGCGATCTCAAGGAGGGGCCGCGTGTCCTCGCCGAGGTTGCGGACCCGCCGGGCGATCTCCCTCGCGCGGTCGAGCCCTTGGACCTCGACTTGAAAAGAGAAGCGGCCGACCAAGGCCTAGCGCCGCCAGTGGGCGACCGGAGCCCCGCCGAACGAGGTAAAATTCGCCATTTTCTCGCGGGTGAACGTGGCGGGCGCGGCGTCTCCGGACGTGATCGCGAGGCGCTCGGTCGACGGGAGGGGAGCCCCGTCGTCGATCAGAAGGTCGAGGCGGCCGATCGAGACGTCGCGGAGCTGCGCGCGGGCGCGGTCGGCGGCGTTGCGAACCTCCTCGGTTGGGTTCGTCTTGTGCAAGGCTTCACGGGCGAGGGCCGCGACGATCCCGATCAGAAGCCGGGGCGGGTCGGCGATCGGGAGAGGATAGCGCTTGGCGACATAGCCCTCCGCCAGCTCGCCGGCGTCGGCGATCGCGCGCTCGATCTTCTCCGGGACGATCGCGGGGGCTTGCGGCGTCTCGTTCGTGAGGCGGAGAGCCTCGGCGTTGCCGAAGCGGGCGAGATACTCCTCGACGGTCAAATAGGCGGCCATGCGGCGACGCTCCCAAAAGAAAAGGCCGCCCCGGTATATCCGGAGCGGCCCCTCATTGCACTATCGAGCCCGCGATCGCTTAGGCGCTCGCCTCGTCGGCGGCGTCCAGGCGACGCTCAAGCGTCACGCGCGGTTGTTCGCGGTCGGCCTCGGCCTCGCGAACCGCCGCCCGCTGCTCGGGCGTCAACGCGAGGATTTCCTCGTCGCTGATATCGTCGAGGTTGCGGTCGATAAACGCGTCGGCGTTGAAACCGTCGCCCTCGCCGCTCTCGCCGCTCTCGCCGTCGCCGGGGATAGCCTCCGCCATGCCGAGCGCGGGCGCGGTGCCCTCGCTGATACGGCCTTGGGCGAGGAGGAAATTCGCCGTCCCGTCGTCCAGCCAATCCACGGGATCGCCGGCCTTAACCGGCTTGCCCGCGAGATCGGCCTCCTCGAAATTGGCAACGTAGTCTTTACCGTTGCCCTTGGTTTCCGTGTCCGCCATTGCGCCGACCTCCTTAGATTTCGTCCCCGCCCGCGGCGGCGAGCGGCGAAACGACGTTGGTAAAGAGGAAACCCGCGAACGGGGCGACTCGTTTCTCGATAAGGCTCTCGCCGGCGCGAACGCGCTCGCCGCCATAGAGGCCCATATCCGGGTCGACGACCTCGCCGGCGACGTTGCCGCCCCACTGGAAAGTCAGCAGGAAAGCCGGGTCGGCGTCGGTGACGGCGGTCCCGTCGGCGTTGAGCGTCGGCTGATAGATCAGCGCCAGATGATCGCCCCAAATGGGAGCGGTCGTCACCGCGCCGCCGGCGCGCTTCTTGGCCGACGTCTGCCGGATCGCGTTGCCGACCTCGATCCGCTCGACGCCGAGGAGAGCCGCAAGCTCCTGATCGGTCAGCTTCCGCCCGCTCTCGGCCGAACCGCCCATGAGGACCGAGCCCTCGGGGTGGCGGAGGAGGACCGATTTCACGCGCTCCGACATAACGGCGACGTTCGGGGGGACAATCATCCCCATGCGCTTTGCAGCGATCAGCGCGAACGGCTTGGAGCCGTTCTTCTGCCACTGGTCGGCCACCTGGACGGCGTGAACGTGGTCGGCGAGATAGCTCCCGGCCGAGAACGCGAGATTGGCGACGCGGACCTCGCGGGCGAGCTGGACCTTGTCGAACGTGTTCTGGACCGCCCGGACCTTGAGATTGAGCGGGATGCGCGCGGCCTGTGCGGCGGCGAGATCGCGATAGGGGAGCGGGGAGGCAATACCCCAATCCTTCACCGCGCCGGCGACCATTTCAAAGGTTTCCGTGATCTCGTTCAGACGGCCGAGGCGGCCGACCTGGGTGTCCGGGACGAGGAGAGCGCCCTCCATCGGGAATTCCGGATACTCGAAAAGCGGAGCCTCGACGCCGATGCGCGGCGCGACCCGGTCGGCGATATAGCCGCGGTTTTTGGAGTTGAGGCGCGTGTAATCGTTCGCGATCGCGACGAGCGCCGGGTTAATGCGGAAGGGGGCCTGTGCCATTTTCTGTAAGTCTCCGGTTAGGCCGCGAGGCGGGTCGGGTTGACGATGACGGTCCCGATCGTCCCGAGCGCGCCCGAGCTTTCGGCATAGCCGACGATATGGCCCGCGCCGACGAGGGCGACGCCGCGCCCTTGGGCGTCGGCCGTGATCGGGTCGCCGCGAACGACGTTTCCGCCGAACTCGATCTCGGCGATGTTGCCGAGCATGAAATTCGACGCATATTCGCCGTCCTCGACGTCAAGCTCGGCGTTGACGCCGACCAACGGGGAGGCGGCGTCCGTCGCCAGAGTGACCGCGCCGTCCGCCGCGCCCCACTTGGTAATGCGGTGCGCGGGGACCGCGCCGACGGCGGTATATTCTTTCGTGAGGTAGCCCGTAGTGCGGCCCATAGCGGTTACTCCTGCCCGGTGATTTCAGCGACGG